GGCAGGAATTGCCGAGCCTGGCGGAAGCCTTCACCGAAGCGATGAAATTTATTAACCTGGGCAGAGATGTGGACACCGACCTGCCTGCGGCGGCCCCGCTGGCCGACTGGGGTGAAGATGTACAACTCATCGCCCCCGCCGTGGACGAAGTTCTCGGGTACAGCTGCCGCCAATGCGCCTACCTGCACTGGTGGGATTTTCTCGGGGCGTACATGAACATCGACCCGGAAGGGCTGTTTGGTACGGTTGTACGGATTCGCAGCAAGCGCCGTAAAGGCCAGAAGCTGGACAAATCCGAGGAGGAGTTCTGCCGGAACAACCCCGAGCTTGTCAAACACAAACACAAAAAGACCGAAGAAGAACTGCGCCTGCTGGCTTTGTTAGGAGAGTGAAAACGTGGCCAATCAAAAAATCGTCATCGATGCCCGCATCGACCGTAAGGCGGCGCAGGCTGACCTGAAAGCGCTGAAGGCGGACGTGGCGAATACCGCCAAGCAGATCGCATCCCTGGACAGACAAATCACTACTGCCTCCAATAAGCATCTTAAGTTGGCTGATGATCTCAAGACCGCCCAAGAGGCCGCTGCGAGCACTCAGGAGGCCATCGAGGAGATAGGCAGGAAGATAGACCTCAGCAAGCAGTACGAGGCCCTGCGGGGCCAGAATGAAGAACTGACGGCCACGCTGTCCAACCAAGACCAAACGGTCGAGCGCTTGACTGCTGACTACAAGGCGTTCCTTGCTGCGAGGGATAAGATGGGCGATAATTTCACCCCTGAGCAGGCCGCAGCCTCCGAGGCTGTTAATGCCAACTATAAATCCCGCATTGCCGCCGCGCAGACCGCAGCAGACGCTACCGCCGCCCAGCTGGAGCAGGTCAATCAGCAGATGGACGCCCTGCACAACCAGGGTGTAGGCATGACTGACCCCGAGGACGTCAAGCGTCTGGAGGCCCTAAATGCCCAGTTGGACAAGCAGAAGGCCAAGGCCGCCGCCGTCGATGAGGCGTACAAAAAGCAGAGTGCCACGGTCGCCGGGCTACAAAACCAGCAGGCCGCACTGACAGCCACCTTGCAGAGCCAGCAGGCCGCTGTTTCCCGGCAGCAGAAGCTGGCGGGTTCACTCCCCACTGCTTCCAGCAGTAAGAGCGGCGATGAGGCCATCACCACGACGACCCAGCGCATCAAAGCAGCAAGCAAGGCTGCAACCTACTTCGGCAGCCGTCTCCGTCAGCTGGTGGTCGGGGCGCTGATTTTCAACCTGATCTCCAAAGCCCTGACCACCCTTGTCAATGGGATGGGCACGGCAATCCTGAAAACCAATGGTGTGCAGCAGGCTTTCGCCCAGCTGAAAGGCTCTGCGGCAACTGCCGCTGCCGGGCTGGCAAGCGCTCTCGCCCCCGTCATCACCTGGCTGATCAACCTGATAAACTCCCTGCTGAACGCCTTTATTCGCCTGATTTCCCTCATCACCGGCAAGAGCATCGGGGCCATGAAGAAGCAGGGCAAGGCCATCTCGGCCACTGGTTCTGCCGCCAAGAAAGCCTCCGGCGAGCTTGCCAAATTTGACGAGTTGGACGTTCTGAACAAGAACGACAGCGGAGGCGGCGGCAGCGGAATCTCCCCTGATTTCAGCGGTATCGACGAGAGCGTTAATGCACTGAGCGACCGAATGAAGGAACTGCTCGACAAATTCAAAGAGGGCTTCAAGAAGGGCTTCGGCGACGCTGGGGAGGGCCTGAAAAACATCAAGGACGACCTCGCCAAAATCGGAGCAATCCTGAAAGAGATTTGGACAGACCCCGAGGTATCGGCAGCCGTTAAGCGCTTCACCGACACCTGCGCCTACGCGCTGGGTGAGGTCGTAGGCGCAGCTGCCTCCATCGGTGTGTCCATTGCAGAGAATCTGGTCGGCGGCCTGGCCCGCTACTTAGAGCGAAACAAGGAGTTTCTGAAGGGAATCCTTTCAATCTTGGCGCGGACATCGTGGGGTTGTTCGGCGATTTTGCCGCAGCCGTCGCCGTTGTTTTCCGCAGCCTGGGCAGCGAGGGAGCCAAGCAACTGACCTCGGGCTTCATTGGCATTTTTGCCAACTCGGCCCTGGGCATGGTGCAGACCATGGAGCAGATCGGCTACGCACTGGCAAAGCCGCTGATGCAACCCTTCATTGACAACGCAGAGAAAATCCGAGAAGTGTTCTCGAATTTCTTTGCCGCCATCGCTCCGTTTTTTGTGGGCATCTCGGATGGCATCGCGAACTTCTACGCGGCACTCGGGAACTTATACAACGAGGTCATCAAGCCACTGATTGACGGACTGGCCGAGTTCAATAGCAGCATCCTGGGCAGCCTGCTGGACAAGCTGAACGCATTCTTGGAATCGTTGACTGGGCTGGCCGACCCGCTGCACAGCGCCGGAGAGGCTATCGGCTTCTTGGTCGGAGCCTTCGGAACCGCCTTTGCAGTAGTATCCGCCGGGGCCGCGATTTTCGGCGTATTGAAAACTGCCGTCTCCCTGGCTGCGGCAGCCTTTGGCGGGCTGCAGGTAGCCGCAGGGTTGGTTTCTGCCGCGGTCGGCTTCCTGGCCTCCCCCTTTGGTATCGCCGTGGCCGCCATCGGGGCCGCTATTGCCGCGGGTGTGCTTTTGTACCAGAACTGGGACATGGCCAAGGACAAGGTGCAGGGCCTGATCGACACGATACAGCCCGCCTTTGCGGCCATCAAGACCGCAGCACTCAATCTGGCTACTGCCGTCGAGGAGACCTGGACTACCTACGTCGTCCCTGTCCTTGACAGCGCCAAGACAGCCATCCAGAGCCTGTGGGAGATCGTCATTCAATTCTGGGAGGGCATCGTCTACCCCATCATCCAGGAGATCATGGCGGTCATCCTCGAGCTTTGGAACGACAGCCTGAAACCGCTGTGGGACAAAATCACCGACCTCGTGCAGAGCGTCATCGCCCTGGTACAGGTGCTCTGCCAATGGGTGGTGGCTATCATTGCCGCCATCGTGCAGGCAGTTCTGGAGCTTTGGAACCAAGTGCTCGCACCTCTTATCAGCTGGCTGCTTTCCACCTTCGGCCCGGTTTTCAAGGACGTTTTCAACGCCATCGGAACCGTCGTCAAGACCATCATCAAGGTAATCTGCGACAAAATCGACATGGCGCTCACCGCACTGAAGGGCATCATCGACTTTTTGACCGGCGTCTTTAAGGGCGACTGGGAGGGTGCATGGAATGCAATCAAGCAAATCTTCTTCGGGGTTTTTGACTCCCTGCACAAGAAAGCAGCGGACGTGCTGAATGGAATCAAGGAACGGGTAGGCAACGTCGTCCAGGGCGTGAAAGACCTGGTCAGCGGCCTGGGTGACCTCGGCGGAGCCATCGCGAACAAAGTCTCCTCCGCCTGGAGTGCAGTCACCAGCGGGTCTCCCGCGCAGCAAAGCATGGAAGCCCCCCTGGCCAGCCTGCCGGTGCCAGCGCTGGCCCGGGGCGCAGTCATTCCCCCGAACCGCAGGTTTCTGGCAATGCTGGGCGACCAGACCAATGGCACGAACGTCGAGGCCCCGCTGGAGACCATCCAGGAGGCGCTGGCTGAGGTGTTGGCCGCCCAGGGCGGGCAGGATATCACAATCCGCTTTGCGGGCGACCTGGCGCAGCTGGTGCGGCTGCTGAACCCCTACATCGACAAGGAAAATAACCGTCGCGGAGCGCGGCTGGTGAGCGGAGGTGTGTACTGATGGTCATTGTGGATGGCATTGGCTACGACATTGACGTGCTGCATCTGAAACGCACTGCCGATTTTCTCGACAAATACGCCGAGCGCACGGAATCCGGCGATTTGAAGCGCGAGCTGATCGGCGTGTACTTCAACTACAAGCTGGAGCTGGGGCCGGGCATCAAGCCGGACGAATATGCCCGGTTCTGGCGCAAGCTGACGGAGCCGGTGGAGTTTCACACCGTCACGGTGCCCGACGAGGCGGGCGACTACACGTTCAAGGCGTACTTCTCCAACGTGGGCGACGAGCTGCTGCGCAAGAAGGGGGCCAAGAACTACTGGAAGGGTCTGACCGTGAACTTTATCGCGAAGGAACCCGCAAGGACGTAAGGAGGCGGACAAATGCGCACCAACACGCGCGTGGAATTTGGCCTGTACGACGTGACGGCCCGGGGTGACAGCAACCCCGTCTGCGACGCAGCACAGCCGTTCTGCCGTCTGCGCCGTGACCTGCTGGTGGAGGCTGCCCCCAGCCAGGTGAAATACGGCACGCTGGAAAGCTGCCAATGGCTCATGGATGGGAGCTTCTCCTTCTTTCCCGAGGTGCCCGAGGCATACTTCTGGGGGCTATGGAGCGCCGTGCAGTCCGGCGAGAGCGGGGCCTTTACCGACCCGCCTGTGCTGGACATCCAGTTCAGCCAGGCGCACAGCAGCAGCGGCCTGACGCTGCACTTTTATGAGCCTACCGGGGACTGGGCCAGCAAGCTGAAAATCCAGTGGTACGGCGCAGACGGCGGCCTGCTGGCCTCCGCACTGTTTACGCCTGACGCCGTAGATTTTTACTGCGCCAAGAAGGTAGACCGCTACCGCCGCATCCGGCTGACGTTTCTGGAAACCAACCACCCGGGGCGCTACCTGAAACTGGCTGGGCTGGACTACGGCGTCTACCTGCACTTTGCAGGAGACGAGATCGTCAAGGCCCATGTGCTGGAGGAATGCGACCCCCTCAGCGCGGAAATCAGCATCAACACGCTGGGGCTGACGCTCTACAACAAAGAGGGTCGATTCTCCATCCTGAACCCCGAGGGCTACTTTGATGTTTTGCAGCACAAGCAGAAGCTGACCGTCTGGGAGGATGTGCGCCCCGAGGCACGCAGCACCAGCAGCACGAGCTACTGCATGGGCACGTTCTACCTGAGCGACTGGGAAAACAGCGGCGACACGCTGGCGGACTTTACCGCCGTGGACGCCGTGGGCCTGCTGGACGGCGCACCTTACGACGGCGGCGTTTACGACACCACTGCCGGGGCGCTGGCAGCGGACATCCTGGACGGATACAGCTACACCCTGGACGCGGAACTGGCCGCTGAGCGGGTGCAGGGATACCTGGCCGCGGGCACACGGCGGGAGGCTTTGCAGCAGCTGGCCTTTGCCGTGGGCGCGGTGGTGGATTGCAGCCGCAGCGACCTGATACGCATTTCTCCTGCTCCGGTCCGGGCCAGCGGTATGATCGCATATGACCGCAAATTTCAGAACGGCAGCAAGGTCACGCTGAATCCCCTGATAACCGCTGTGGCCGTAACGGCCCACCGCTACCAGGCCGAGGATGCCTCCAGCGAACTGTACAAGGACACGCTGGAGCCGGGCACCTACCAGGTCACGTTCAGCGCCCCGGCTGTGGCCGACAGCCTGACCGTGACCGGGGCCACCCTGGCCGGGCGCGGCGTGAACCGCTGCACCCTGGCTGTGTCAAAGGCCGGTGAGGTCTGCGTGACCGGGCGCAAGTACGTGGACAGCACGATCATCCTGCGCCGGGCCGCAGCCAACCTGCCGCCCAACGCCCAGGACAACGAACTGACCGTGACGGATGCAACGCTGGTCAGCCCCGACCGGGCCGCCGCGGTGGCAGACCGGGTGCTGGATTACTACGCACAGCGGTACGAGCAGACCTTCCGCATGATCGCAGGGGATGAAAAGCTGGCTGATCGCCTCATTGTGCAGAGCTTCGGCGGCGAGATGGTACGCGGCGTGCTGACCAAGCTGGAATTTGACCTGACCGGCGGCTTTGTGGCAGACGCCAAGGTCGTGGGGCGTAGGCTTTCGGGCACGGCAGCGGCCTACGCCGGGGACGAGATACACGCCGGGGAAAGGAGCCTGATCTAAGTTGTGGCAGATTCCCATCTATGACCGCACGGCGGCCAACGTGGCCGAGGGCGCGGACAAGTGCTACCTGAACGCCGAGACGCTGAACCGCATCGAGGGCAACACCGCCTATATGGCATCGCTGCTGGGGGCGAAAGTGGCAACGCGGCACTGGGAGGCGACGGATTTTCTGACCCGCAGCGAGATGGAGCGGATCCTGCAAAACATCCAAGCTGTGCGGGACGCCTACTTTGTGCTGCCGGGCACATCCGACCTGCCCGAGGAACCCACGACGCTGTACACAGGCATCAATGCCATGGAGGAAGTGCTGTGGAGCCTGCACGAGTTGTGGCAACGAAACAGCATACGGCGATATACCGGCGAAATCTGCGCCGGGCAAGCGATAGGAGTGATCTGAATGTTTGAGAAAAAGACCTGGGTAAACCGCCAGAGCGAGCACCCCGCCCGTCGACGCCTGACCCCCACCGGCAACGACAATGAGTACGACGTGGCCCGCGCCGAGGGCGTCATCATGGAGGACGGCGACGCATTCGACGCCGAGACGATGAACGACCTGGAAAAGCGCGTGGCGGAGGGATTCTCTACGCTCGACCCTGCTGATTTGGGCGCGGATGTCTGCGTGCAGGTGTACACCTGCGTCAAGTCTGGCACGGTGTACGAACTGACAGGCTCGGGCGCGGTGGGGCGCTGCAAAATCCCCGCCGCGTGGAACAGCGGCGATACCTGGTCGGTGAACGGCAAGGCCGTCCCTGCCTACTGCGGTGCGGACGCCGTGGACAGCGACTGCATCGTGGCAGGGCGCTGGGTGCTGTTTAACTTTGATGGGCAGCGCCTGGATTTTAACGGCGGCGGTGGATTATCCTCCGGCAAGCTGGCACAGGCCACCGCCGCGGAATCCGATGTGCTGTCCGGAAAGAAGTTCTTCGCTGGAAATAAGACCCTGAAAACTGGCACGCTGGCACTCTCCGGCAACGCCAATGCTGCGCAGGTGCTGTCCGGGTACACGTTCTACAAAGACAACGCCAAGTCGAAGCAGACCGGAACGATGGCGAACAAAGGCGCGGTGTCCGCGAGCGTAGACCCGGGCAGCACTTATACAATCCCTGCTGGGTATCACAACGGGAACGGCAAGGTCTCAGGAAACAGAAAGTACACTACGGTACTTTTGGGGCAACATACAGCCTGGTGGTCTAGTTTTAGCTATAACGTAAAAAGCAACTATCCTTCACTCTACAACAAATTGACAAGAAACAACTTTATCACCGTGCCTTTTGAGTGGAAAGGAAACTCCAGCAACGAAGGCGTCGGTGGGTCGGGCGCTGTAAGCGACATTGTATCGTACAACGCCAGCACCGGAGTTCTTACGGTTGCCCAGCCTCAGTACGGTGTGTCCGGTCACTTTTTGGCAGCAGTAAAATACAAGGTCTACATGATTTACTAAAGAGGAAGGAGAAACAGCATGAAGCTGATCGATGCAACCTGGAAGGGCGGCAGCGCCTACGAGGTCTTAATTCTTGCGGACAAGACCCCCGCCGTGCTGCCTACCAGCGGCAAGGACGTGGACGGTATGAGCGATTCGCACACCTTCGCACCCATGTCGGTTCTGTACGTGACCGACCCGGAGGCAGAGCACAAGTTCTACATTGCCAACGAATCCGGCCAATTTGTGGGCCAGTAAGGAGGGTTCCGAATGGACTTGAAAGCAATTCAAGCCGCGCTGATTTTCGGCGGCGGCAAGGCAGACGACAGTGGTCGGGATAACGCCCCTAGCGACTGGGTAGAGGCTGTCTGCGAGCGGTTCACTACCAGCGGCGAGACAATCACCTGCAGCCCGCTGGCCGGGCGTGCACTGGCAGTGACCGTTCAGGGAAAGACTACCCAGGCGGGCGAAGGCAAGGCCCGCCCGGATAATATCCGTGCGTTGAGTGGTCTGGGGGAAAGCGGCACCTTGACGCTGACTGCCGAGGGCGGCAAGACCCGCACCGTGGAGATTCCGCTCACCGGGCTGCTGTACACCGGGGACATGGTGGCGCTGGCGGCAGACGGCAGCGTGACCGAGACGCACCGCGCAGTAAAATTGACCGTGGACGGCAGCGAGAACTGGATCTCCTGGACGAACCCGCGGGACACGGCGGATATCACCGTGCCCGGCACCATCGGCAGCCTGGGGGACATCCTGTGCAGCCATTACAGCCCGCTGGCGGGCACGCTGTCCTCGGACGCGGGGCTGTACACGGTCAGCACCAACACAACCGCCGAGCCGGGCAAAACGCGAGTCATCCTGCGCCACGGCTTCAAGACGCTGGCGCTGTTCAAAGAATACCTGAAAGCCCAGGCCGACGCGGGCACGCCGGTGACGTTTGTGTACAAGCTGACGCCCGCCACCGAAACGCCGACGGTGACAAAACGCACCGCCGAACCGCTGTGCGCCGTACCGGATGCCGATGGCCTGTGTACCGTGCAGGGCGGGGGCACCCTGACCGTGACCGGGTACGAGGATCCCCGCGCCACCCGCCGCGCCCTGGAAAAGCGCATTGCCGCTTTGGAGGCGAAGGCGTGAGGCAGACCGGTATTTTTGCGGGCCGCGCCCAGGTGGTGTACCCCTATGGCCGCTACGGCTGGACCCGGGGCGGCGGCAAAGTCTGGCACGGCGGGCTGGACCTGGTGGGGCTGGACGACACCACTGTGCGGATGCCCTATTATAAGGGTAAGCGCATCACCGGCCGCGTGGTGCGAGCGCGCATTGTGACCGACCGCCGCGACAAAACCTGGGAGTGGGGCAGGTATGTCTGCGTGCAGCTGGACAGCGCCCAGACGCCCGACGCCGTGAACTTTTTGTACTTTGCCCACTGTGAAAAACTGCTGGTGCAGGTGGGTCAAACGGTCACCAGCGGCGACGCGCTGGCTGTGATGGGCAATACCGGCAATGCGGCAGGCGGCTACAAGCACTGCCATCTGGAGGTGCGGGCCACGGCGGGCGGCACCGGGCTGGACCCCACAGCCTACGCCGGGTGTGAGAACGCGGTGGGAATCTAC